AGCAGGATAAATCTCCATTGAACATTTGTAGAAGTTTCCACTAACATAAGACACACTTTCTGTCACGTAGTTCGCATATCGCTTGAGAAAAGACCGGAAAGAAACTGGTTGTTCACCGAAACACAGCCTGACATCACAATTCTTTGCCAGGACATTTTCTCCAAGACGAAAACACTTCATATCTTCTGGAAATTCCGTTCCACTTTCAGGAATAACCTTACTGGTTGGAAACTGTTCTCCAGTGAATTGATTGAAACAAATGTCTTTAGACCGCACAAACACGTTGACTTCTACAGGAGTAGAATCAGGAGATTGGAGTTCTGTAAACGGAGTCACCAACAGGAACCCGTTGGCGTGAACAGAGGCAATAGTGTTTCCTCGCTCAGGCACTCGGAGCCATTGTCGAGGCTGCATCCAAGGTACACAGATACTGATGCGCTGCGTCTCCTGCAAGTCCATAACAACACTATGTTGCTTATTTAGTGCGATGGACGCTTCGATAATGTCCTTTTGTCCAATGTTGGGTTCAAACTGAAACAACAATTTTCCACGATGGAGATTGGAAGCAACGACATCAAACGTGAACTCGATTTCACCATGCCAAAACTCAAATGGCAGTGCTGCAAAGGTGAGTGCTGTCGGATGTGTGATTGTTCCTGACCCTACACTCACAACATTGACAAACATTGGAGTGACAGCCTTATCCCACAACACGGTAGACATTGAAGTGTCATCTGGTGACCATGTGAACTTGCCAGCATACGACTGAATGGATGTGATGAAATTGATCGACAACTCATCTTCTTCCACCGCCACAATGCGAGGATCAACGTTAGTACACTGCTGAGGGTCAAAAGTCAACTTCTGAGCTGTGGAGCGTCCTATTGTGACTGCATTGTTCTGATACGGTTGATTGTGCACCAAATGAGGCACATCAATGGTATTGTCAATGCGCGGTACCGACCAGCCAAACACTGACGCCACACTACTGAGCCCACGAAGGACAGCAGCCGAAGGTTGTGTCCACGGTCTAAAGTGAGGTACTGTACTCAAGACATTCATTGCTGAGGCA